CCACCAAACTGAGCATTGTATCGTCGTAACCTCTGACTCTAATCAGTACAAGGTGTTCATCTCCTTGCTGGGTGAGGATGCTATCGACGCTGCTCATGCTGGTGAGAAGATCTCTGAGCAACCCTATATCGGTGTACTGTTCAAGTCTCAGAACGCTTCTACTTGGACACCTTCTCAGTTTGAAGACCTGATGTTCAAGATCTACAGAGCAGACTTTGTTCTGCCTACTACTCTGAATCAGTCTCAAGTCTTCCTGAACAACGCTACTCTCGAAGAGAACAACGGTGGTTTCCTTCCACTGCTGCCAAACTCGATTGCTGTAACTGACGATCAAGCATACATTGAAGTTTTCCACAGCAACCACGGCATGCAGAGTAATGCCAACTATGTGATATTGGATGGTGTTATTTCTGAAATTGGTGACACTGTACTTTCTAGCGATTTGTCTGCTACGGCTTCTCAGATTGTTGTCTCTGATGCCTCACTATTCCACCGCTGTATCGGCGGCAACAGCACTCAAGCCGCTTCTCTGACTGCTTCTAACACTGGTCCTGGTAACGCCGCTCCTGCGGTCTCTGACACCAATCCTGGATTCATTAAGATTGGCGATGAGATCATTGCTTATGAGTACATTAACAATGGTTCTCCCAACTGGGTAATTAACGTCCTGGGTCACAACTCGGGTACCGTATCTGGTAGAAACTGGGATGCCGCTAGCAATTCTGGTGGCGCTTCTGGAACTGCTCATACTGCCAGCGCCTCTGTTCAGTGCTATAACCTTGCTGGTATTCCTCTGACAAGAGTTAATGGAACTCACCACACAACTACTTTTGGTGGTCTTTCTTCTCTGAATAGCCCCCATAAGTATAGATTGAATATCACTGGATTCAAGTCACATAAGACTATCAATGGTGGTGGTGAAAATATTCTTGCTTCTCAAAATGTCCCCTGGGATGTTTTGACACCACAAGTTCAGACTCAAGTACAACCTGGATGCTCTATTGCTGCTAGAGCAAGAGCTACCAGCGGTACTTCCTGTGGTCCTTTCCCAGCTGGTGTTAGCCCTGAGACTTCTTTCCAAGCAGATTCTACCTGGAGAGAAATTACCCTTAACGATATTAACTACTTCCTGTCCCATAAGATTATTGCTTCCAAGCAGAACGAAATCAGCAACATGTCTGGTGGTAAGTCTCTGACCTTGGAATTGAACATGTTCTCGGATGTAAGCCATCTGTCACCAGTCATTGATACCCAGCGCATGAGTGTCACCACGACTGCTAACCTCATCAACTACGCTACTCCTAGTCAGGGTATCGGTGATGAGAACGCCGCTATATACATCACGAGACTTGCTAGACTGGAAAATTCGTCTACAGGTGTTAAGGTTGCTTTGTCTGCTAATACATTTGAATTCTCAGACATCGTTGCTATGTACAAACTCGTTCCCGCTGGTTACACTGGCGATCCAGACGACATCAACTATGAATTCTTCAACACTGATGGTCGTCCCGATAGTGGAAAAATGGTTCCTCAAAATGACCCATTTGTCTGGAATGATTACGAGTACACCCTGAACGACGCGGCTGCTTTCGATGGATTCCAACTTAAGTTGGTACTGAGAAATTATAACCAGCCATACATTCCAAGAGTTAAGGATCTTAGAATTATCGCTCTGGCATAATGGACTTTGATAAAATTGAGGATATAGTGAGACAGCGGGAACAAGAAGTTCTCGCTCGTCGTGATAAAGCTGAGTATGAAAAAAATAGAGATATTAGATCAGAACTTGGATTGATGAAAGTTGAGGGTCACGAAACCTTAGGGCGTGACCCTAAATCCAATGCGATCATTAATACCGATAAGACTGGTTATCAGCAATACATTCAGGCTAGGGAAAAAAATAAACTCAAAGTCTCTGAGACTCAGGAACTGAAGAACGAGATTAACGAGTTGAAAGAAATGCTCAAACTTCTAGTTGAGAAGAACGATAAATAAGAGTGAGCTAAATACTAAAGAGAAAAACCTTAGCGAATGGCATCTGCTGTATCCAATTTATTGATCTATCAAGGTGCCGATTTCACCATCGACTTTTCAGTCGAGAATGATAACGGGACCGAGTTCAATTTGTCAGGGTATTCTGCGGCATGTAAGATTAAGAAGCACTACACAAGTCCTTCTGCGGTCACTGTTACTACCGCAATCATTACACCCGACACCGCAGGACGCATTCAACTTTCTCTTAATAACTCACAGACAGCAGCAATGAAGTCTGGTCGTTATGTTTATGATGTTGTCATCACCGCACCATCTGGCTTAAAAACTAGAGTGCTTGAAGGTACTGTTAGTGTTCTGGAGGGCGTTACACTCTAATGGCAAGATTAAGATTCGGAGATCAGTCAGTTCCTAGAGTGACCCGCGTTGCCACTGGTGGTGGCGGCGGAACTATTGGCGCACTTGCGGACATTGATTTGACGGACACATCGTTGGGTGGATTACAGGATGGAAGCCTGCTTGTTTATGATTCCAACAAAACAAAATTTATCCCAACAACGGTTCTGAACAACATCACAGTTAACGGAGGCACCTTCTAGTGGCATCGGAAATTCTAATTAAAAGGAGTACAGGCACAGTTGCGCCTGGTACTATTAACTACGGTGAACTTGCCGTAACTGTCGGCGCAGGTACTCAAGGTAACCTGGGCGACCGTCTTTTTGTTGGTGATAATAACTCCGCTGCTCAGGTAGTTGGTGGTAAGTATTTCACCGACCTTCTGGATCAGGTACATGGTACTCTGACCGCATCTAGTGCTGTAATTGTTGACAGCAATCTCAAAGTTGATCAATTCCTGGTTGATAACATTACCCTTGATGGTAATACTATTACCACCAACGTAGTTGATAGCGATCTGATCCTCGGCGCTAACGGTGCTGGTAAGGTTGTCCTGGAAGATGGTCAAGAACTTGAGTTCGGTACATCTGGTGATATCGAACTGGCTTGGAACGACACTACTGGTGATCTAGAGATTCGTAGAGCAGGTGGTAATGCCGCTGCTGCTCTTTTGGTACAAGATGACATTTCCCTGAAGTTTGGTACCAATAATGATGCTCGTGTTTATTACGATGAGGCAACTCTCGATAAACTGCGTTGGGCTGGTGCCGATCAGGAGTTTGACCTTGGCGTTCAAGTAAAGTTTGCCGATAATACTGCTGCTACTTCCCAAACAACTGGCGCTGTTCAAGTTGTTGGTGGTGTGGGTGTTGGTGGTACAGTCTGGGCAAATGGTTTGGCTGTTGATGGTGATGCCACAATTGGTGACACCACCTCTGATAATCTGACTGTAAACTCTGCTACTACCTTCAACGGCAACGTTATCTTCAATGGTACTAGCACTGTTACTGGTAACACCTCTCAGTCTGGTTACATTGATATTGACCAACTGAGACTTGATGGTAACGCTCTGTCTACCACCTCTGGTACAGAACTGATCATTGACCCCTTCCCCGCTGGTGGTGATGCTGAGGGTCTGGTTATCATCAAAGGTGACCTCCAGATCGACGGTACTACAACTACTGTTAACTCGGCTTCTATGTCGGTTAACGATCCTACCATTGAACTGGGTGATCCCACTACTGTACTGACAGCAACCACTACTGCTCTGTCTGGTGCTACTACTATTGAAGTAGATAAAGTAGATGGTATTGCTATCAACGATACTATTTCTGGTGCTGGCATCCCTGCTGCCACCACAATTAGCAATATCTCTTCTGCTGGTGCTCCAACAGTTCACACTCTTACTCTGAGTGCTGCTCTCACCGCAGACTGTAATGCTGGTGAGCAACTGACAGTTGTAAGAGACACTAACGATGCTCTTGATCGTGGTGTTAAACTTCACTACCATGATGGTAGTGCTGCCAAATTTGGCTTCTTTGGTTACGATCGCAGCGGTGGTGCTGACGGTCAAGGCGCTTGGACCTTTATCGAAGATGCTACCGACGTTGGCACCGTATTCGGTGTAAATGGTAATCGCGGTACTGTTGTACTGGGAGATCTGGAACTCGATACTGATCTTGCTGTTCAGTATGGTGGTACTGGTGGTTCTACCTTTACTCAGTATGGTATCATCTACGGTAACGCTGCTAATCCTTTCCAAGTTACAGATGCTGCCAACATGGGAGCACCTGGCACTGGTAGCGATGCTACTACCTCTTACCAAATCCTGACAGTGACCTCTGCTGGGATCCCCGTCTGGACTAACGTCCTCGATGGCGGAACGTTCTAGAATTAAATTAACATGGATGTAAACCTTATTATTGCTACATTACAACGTAAAGTTTCTGAGTTGACCTTGAGTAACATTATGTTGGAAGCGAAAATTCTCGATTTAACTAACCAGTTAAATAGTATTAACCAAGAAAAAAACTCACCAGAGAATGCTATAAATGGCAACGAGGATCAA